ACTGGTGTTGCCCCTTCCTCTAATCCGGTATCTGTTAGTGGTGTTGATGGCGGTGGCCTGAAAAGATCATTTCTCACCGATACGGCTGGTAGAGTAACCATCGCACCAAAAGCAGGAACTTCTTCGGTTACGAGTGTTGCTAGTTCAGCCACAAATGTAACAATTTTGGCCGCCAACGCTTCTAGATTGGGCGCATCAATTCAAAATGATTCAACGCAGATTTTGTATCTTAAGTTAGGTGCTACGGCCAGCGCCACCAGCTATACTGTTCGTATGGTTTCACAGGCACATTATGAAGTGCCCTTTGGATACACTGGTATTATCGATGGAATTTGGGTGTCTGCTAATGGCAGCGCTCGTGTCACGGAGTTGACATAATGCCATTATATAATTTACCAGGACTGGTTCAGTCTGTTGAAGCTGTACTGACAGTAGATACTGGCACAAATCAAACATCATTTCAAGATTTGTTGACTATTACACTAACAACACAGGGGACAATATTGATTGTGATGGCAGATGCGTCAGGGAAAAATACTAATAACAATGTCCTATCATTTATTCGTATTACTGTAGATGGTAATTCTTATGGTGGTGCTCAGATAATATCGGCAGGTGGTATTGGAAGCTCTGCATCAATTTGTCGACGTATTAGTGGTCTTACGCCGGGATCACATACAATCAAATTACAATATCGTGCTGCCGCCAATACTATTAACATTAACCCAGTAACACTTCCTGATCAAGATGGGGCACATCTTGTCGTTATAGATTCAAACGTTTAGGAGATGACAATGGCAAAAACAAAATATACATTCTCGATTATTAATGATTTTCCAAATCATAAAGTTAATATTGATAGGCTCACGCATGAGGTTATGTTATCAGCAATAACGATTGCAATTGATTACATTACAACGTTGGGCGATGAATGTGATGTTTGGTTTAAAAATGAGTTACCATCTGAGGATGAAACAATTCTGGATGGGCTTGTTGCTGCTCATAGTGGCGAACCATTAATTCCACCACAGCCCGTTGATGATCAAGGCGCCCCATATGTATCATTATGTCTTGGAAAGCCTGGTCGTCGTCTTTGTATTAAAGGTACAAAATTTGATGCTGTAATTAACGAAACAACAAATAACGACATTACCTTTTCTGAGGATCGAGAAATTCAAGGTTCATGGGTAGAGGTTGTTAATCATGAGCCTGGTGATTATGTCGAAATGATCGCTTGCTTACCAGATGGAACACCTGTTGGCCAATTTGGTGAAACAGTTTATATTCCACCAAGTAAAAAGATCGATCAAATTGTGGCAGAAGGTACAGCCCCTCTACCAACTGGATTTAAATTACGTCTTGCATATACTGCAGTTAATACTGGTTCTACACGAACTGTTTATGTTTGGCATAGATTACGAAAATAATGGAGTTGTTCAGAATATGGCCGTGGAACCACAGCCTAGTTCCTCAAGAGCTAGTGTGTACTAAGTGTGGTCGCAAGATAACAGACAAAGAAAGGGCGATAAGCTTCATCCATCACGCATTAACCTTTTGTGTTGGGTGTTGGTTGATTATTCATCATGAGTTTGTGGAGAAGAAAGATGGTTAAGTGGGCTATGGGGAGGGAGCATGCCAACGAAACCGTGCAAGTTAGATCCACAGAAAGAATGTTGGGGATGCATTGACGCGCTTAGGGAGATAGTGCAACGCAGTGCAACTGGTGCAACTGTTCATAGACTCAACAACATCATAATGACGATATTTGATGCGTGCAATAATGGAAACACCAAATTGTATGCTGAACGCATGGCGAAGTTCTTTAGCGTATTGAAAGGCGAATAACATGGTTAAGATAGTTTTAACGGCATCAAAATCGTTGGTTGGGAAGCTCATCCGATGGATTACACGTGGCGATGTTAGCCATGTACTTATCCAATATCCATCAGATCTTTGGGGTGGTGAGTGGGCAGCAGAGGCCATTTCTACCGGCGTGGTTAAACGCCCAGCAGAGAAGGCTAGATATAGCGTGGTTAGGGAGTTTAGGTGCAAGTTTGATCCGAAGCCTGGACTCCATGCCATCCGCAATCTGATCGGTGAACCATATGCATATGAAGGTCTTTTCATTGCTGGCTGGTTGATTCTTCTCTATCGTATTTTCAAGAAGAAGATCAGAAAGCCTCTTCACACCGCTAACGCTCAGTTCTGTTCTGAAGTTGTTGCTCGATTCTTCGACGCAACACCAGAACTTCCAAAGCCGCAGCTTCCTTTGCATAATGGTAAGTGGAATTATGATGTCGTGTCACCAGAAGACATCGACCAGTATGCGGCAGCCAATCCGAAGTGGTTCGACGTAAGTAATTTCTAGTTGTACAGGCTTACAGTTTTTTCTGTAGGCCTTGAGTATTACTAGAAACACGTTTAAATTTGAGTATTACCTTAGCGAGTGAACAATGTTTAAGAAGACAAGCAAGGGCACAACGATTGGCGTGGCTGAACAACCGAAGCCCCAAGAGCAGCCTGTGCAGACAAAGCCTGAGAATACGAATACCGAATCGGAAAAGAATAAGAAATGAGCACCGCCAAAGGCTTTCTGAAGACGGCATCCGTCTCGACACTTGCCGTTGCCACCAGCAATGGTAAGTCTCTTCAGAAGACGGCTGCTTCTGATAACAATCAGAGCGCGTATTTGAGCGGCACAAAGCCAATCAACCTGAAAGCCGCTCTTGAAATCGTCGCTTCTGAATACGACATTTCGCCGAACCCAGAAGATTACATTTTCGAAGCGATTCGTGGTAACACGTCTAACGTGCCGAATGAAAATCACGACGCTTTCCACAAAAATGAGCTTCTGCGATTCGATCATCGGTTGAGCAAGCAAGTCTATCGCACCTATGAGCTCAAACCACATCATATCAACCACCGAGCTGAGAACCCCAAGAACGCTCGTGGTTTCATCCTCGATGCTCACTACAACGACGCAGCCTCTCCAGTAAGTGAATGTCCGAATTGTGGGCACAAGACAGCCAGCAAAGAGGGGCGCGATCCAAGTGGTATTCACTGTGCCAATTGCGGTACGGTGGTCAAAGATGAGTTCGTTGAGCTTCTGATCGCCATCGATAGAACCAAGGACCCCACGTTTGCTCAGGGTGTATTGAGTGGCGTGCTGAAGCATGGGTCCATGGGCTGTTCCTGTCTTCGTACCCGCTGCAACGTTTGTGGTAATGTGGCGTATACAAGAAGTGAGTTCTGCAGCCACATCGCACGCGGCAAAGGCAAGGAATTCGACGAGACAGAACCGAAGTTCAGCCCCCTCGCTTTCGTAATCAAGTCAAAAGGCAAGAAGGCCAGCAAGCCCACTAAGGTTGCCAAGGCCTTTGAGTGGTGCGAAGGCGTCATCTACGACGAGTTTAGTCGCGTACATGATCCGGCCGATCCAAAGGCTGAGCAGTATGAAATTTTGCGGCTCACCGCCCAAGTAGCTGAATTGACTCAAACCGACAAGCTTCGTAATGAGTCAGAAATCCTCACACTTCAGGCGCGTGTTGCAGAACTCGAGAAGAAATTGAGCGACAAGCTTCACAAGCAGGCTCAGGCCGCGCCACCAGTACCTCCGCCAGATCCAAACGCCCCACCGGCCCCACCAGCTGATCCGGCCATGGCCGGGATGCCTGGTGAGGTTCCACCTTCCCCTCTTCCTGTCGGAGAGGGCCAGGGGGTTACAATCAATATTAACACAGGTGCTGAACCTGGTGTTGAAATTGAGAGTGGCAATCCCCTTGAGGAGGAGCCACCGCCACCTAAGGTGCCACTTGAAGAAATGACTCCCGAGGGAGAGGGGATGACCCCAGCCGGTCCAGGTGAGACGTTATCACCTGCTGCGATGGGAATTGAAGAGGGTGCCCCCGGTGCTGCTCCCAGACGAGGGGCAAGCCTGGATAAAACATTGATTGAGTTGTTGAACAACTTGGGAGGACCGTCCATGTTGCGTTTTGCACAGTCCTATAAGCACATCAAAGCAGAGACCACCAGCGCGGGTAACATTCGGGTGTTCGATCCGGACGGTACTTTGTTTGTGGTCAAGTCCGAGCGTCTTGAGACTCAGGTGAAAGAAGCCAACAAGCAGCCAGAAGATATGGCCAAGTACGTGCTGATGTTGGTTGCCGATCATGGTTTGGGTGGCGCTATCAAGCGCACCAATGCTATCGTTGGCCCACGTCTTGCCCAAGTTCTTGAGTATGCGGTGGACGACATCGAAGACGAGAGCAGAATCGACACCAACTCCATCAAGGAGAAGGAAGATTCTGACATGCAGCCTGCGCGTGCCAAGCCAGACACCAGTGTCACTGAGCCTGGTGAGGACACCGACAAGCAGGAAGAGCATGAGAACAAGGGCCTCGGCGACAACACCCTTGAAGAGCGAGAGGTTGACGTTGAGGACGAGAAGCACGATCGTAACCCAGGCAAGACCAACTGGGGCGACTTCAACGTCCTTGAGATGCAGGATGACGACACCAAGGACAAGCGCGAGAAGAAGAGCGTCGGCAAAGACAGCGTTGTCGACGACATCCAGGTAGACCACAAGGACAAGGTCGCCGCGAAGGATGAGAAGAAGTGCGAGAAGTGCGGGAAAGCAGACTGCAAGTGCAAAGAGGCTTCTGCCAAGTATGAGGCCCAGCGACACACGGCACGTCTGGAAGGCATCTACAAGGCCCGCTATGAGAAGAAGGTGGCTGAGATCGAGAAGGATAAGGAGAGCTTCAAGAAGAATCTCCTTGAGCGCGTGTCCCGTGCCATGAAGCTTGTGGCTCGTAGACAGGCCCTCAATCTCGAGTATTCGCCGCTCAAGACCGCCATGGGTGTTGCGCTTTGCAATAAGAGAGCTCTGAACGAGAATGAGCTGTACTCCCCCATGGATCAGGGCACTGCTCTTACGCTGATTGAGGCGGCATTCAATGAGCCAATCATTGATGCTACCGATACCCCGGCCTGGGAGACCCAGATTGATTCGCTCATCGAGCGTACGGCTGCCGTGATGCAGATGAACGACGAGGCCTTGATGCAGGTTGAGGCCGACATGAAGAACATTCGGGCGGCCATGGTGCCGTTCGATGACGCAGCAGTGAGTGTTGACAGCGACTTGGAGTTGAAGCAGGCGGCCAATCACGGCAATCTGCAGCTGGCTCCAAAATCGGCGGATACCAATACCCGTCCGGTTGACAACAAAAGGGAATCGATTAGACGTGCCGTTGGTGCAACGAAGGTCGCGAGTCTTGCAGGCATCGGCCGCTAACGAGGGCGGTAAGCCCATAAACAACTAAGGAGGAAGGTAACATGGGTAGCGTTGGTCTGAACAGCCCTCGGCTCGGGGCATTTCAAAATGCAGTATTCCCGCGAGGCCTCGACTTAGGGCGGTGCGTGATTCTCCAAGACATCGGCGTTTTCCGGGCAGATCCGGCCTCGTATTTTGAGGCAGGCTCTCTGGTCGCTCAAGACGCATCCGGCAACATCGTTCCATGTGCCGGCAAGTCGGTCTTTGGGGTGGCGAAATGGAACAAGACTCTCACCTACACTGGAGCTCAGGTTGACGAGCCTATCTCGTTCGCCCTGGCGACCTCGACAGTGCTGTTGAAGCACTCGAACGTCACACAGTTCCAGCTTCGCAGTGCGGTTGGTCTTGGCGGGACTCAGTACATTCCGACCAATGACTACGTCCTCACCGGCACAAACGGTGCGGTCCAGAGAGTGAACCCCGGTACAACTCCGATTCCGTTGGCTACTACGGTGTACGCGACATACACCTATCAGCTTTCGGCAGCGGACCTCGACTTCCAGGGCCGCAACTTCTGGAACTTCACGGACGATGTCACCATCCAGGATGGCAAGATCACGGTCATCACCGACGCGTCGGTCTTGTTCACCTCGATGTATGACACCATCCGTCAGGACTACGCTCTCACCGGCGCAGGTAAGAACCTGTACTGCGGTGGCGGTGTGACTCCGGCCCTCAAGGGCCTGTTCACGACCGACAGCGCTGAGGGCGAGTTTGTTGGTCATGTCATCCAAGTCCCGACCGCCGATGACCCGTTCCTCGGCGTGCGGCTCGGTGGCGATCCCGTCAAGTACGTGTAAGGAACCCCGGTAGAGGGGGCGGGTGTGGACCACCCGCCCCACTCTCAAAACTGATATCTTTAAGGAGGAAGGTAACATGCCAGTGATCAACCCGTACAAGCGCCTCGCTGCAGCCGGGGCGGCGTCGCGCCCCACGCAGGCGCAGCGGCAAGCAGCTGCTAAGTCTGCGACTCCGGAGGCTGTTGAGCAGCACCGGACAAAGGCGAAGGACAATCTCCACCTTGCTTCCAAGGGCGATGAGCAGATTTGGGACGAGAGTGGAAAGTTTAACCCCACAGCGTTTGCCGGCGAAACCACCCGCGACGGTATCCGGCAGGCCGTGGGCAACACCAAGCTCTCGGAGCGTATGTTTGACAAGAAGGGCGAAGTCAACGCATACGACGACAAGGACGCGCTCCACCAGATCGCGTACTTGCTCCAGAGCGTCACCAAGAAGGCGTCTCCGGGCACGTTCTATCGTGAAGCCTCGAGCGACATGCCTGCTGAAGATCGGCGCAAGGTTCTTGCGGCGGCCATGCAGGATCCGTCAGGCGAGGGTTTCGCGATCGTTGGCCAGGAGCTCCTGCTCCCGATCAAGGACATCATCGACTACGAGGGTTGGGCTCGGAAGATCTACCGAGTTCGGCCACTCGCTCAGGGTGAGCTCTTCCGCATCGCGAAGGACGTTCGCTCGACCGCTTGGGTAGTTGGCCAGGACGGTCAGTCGATCGAGTCTCGGCTCTTCGGGCGTTTCATCCAGCCTTCGGAGTTCAAGGTTACGGCGTTCCCCACGGTTGACATCGAGGACATCTACCAGATGAACTACGATGTTCTTGACCGTGCTCAGGACACCGCACGCCAAGAAATCGAGCTGGAAGAAGACAAGCGCGGCCTGTCGCTGCTGGATCGCGCTGCGGTTACGGTCAACTCGCAGACCATCTTCGCCACGCTGGGCATCTCGGCGTTTGAAGATGTTCGCTACCAGGTTGAGCGTCACCGTCTGATGGTTGAGAAGTTCCTCATCAACCGTGCTGAGCTGTCTGACATCGTGAAGACGATGAGCACTCAGGTGGATCC